GCCGTCGAAATCGACACCAAGGAGGAAGGGCGGACCCACGTCGAACCGTGGATGAGCCAGAGGATGGTGATTGACGCCGTCGCCAAGGGGCTCAACGAAGGCGTCCACGAGTTCGTCGTCCTCAAATGCAGGCAAGTCGCGATCACGACAGTTTGCAGCGTGATCGAATTGTTTTGGGCGCTCGCCAACCCCGGAGTGCAAGGTGCCATCATTGCCGACCGCACCGACAACCTTGAGCGGCTGCGCAGGATTTTCGCCGCGCTCCTCGAAACTCTGCCGCCCGAGTGGAAATCGAGCGAACACCGGCTGACGCAGAACAATCGGAACGGCATGGCGTTCGCCAACCGGAGCGTGATCGACTTGATGGCGGCGGCCAGCAACCCCGACCTTGGCGCGTCCCGCGCGCTCAACATGATGCACGCCACCGAGTGCGGCCAGTGGAAGTCGCTGGCGGGCGTCGAGAGCTTGAAAGCCTCGCTGGCGCGCGTCAACCCGCACCGCCTCTACATCTGGGAGAGCATCGCAAACGGCTTCAATTGGTTTTACAACCACTGCCAGCAAGCGAAGACCGACCGTCACATGCGGTTCATCTTCGTCGGCTTCTGGGCCAATCCGACCTACTCGATTGACAAGCACGACCCCGACTACAAGGTTTATTGGGACGGCAGGCTAGACGACGAGGAGTTAAAGCGGGCGCGTGACGTGCGCCAGCGCTACAACGTGATCGTCAAGCCAGAACAGGTGGCATGGTGGCGACGCGAGGCGGAGTTCCGGGCGGAGGAATATATGCTCCGTCACTATCCGTGGAACGAGCGGGAATGCTTCATCGCTTCGGGCTCGTCTTTCTTCCCGGCCGCCCGGACCCTAGAGCTGGCGGAGAGCCTCGAAGTGGGGCCGCCGTACAAGGGCTACAAGTATCACTTCGAGGATGCCTTCCTTGGCTCACGGATCGAGCAGACGACGAACAAAGAAGAAGTTCAGCTAAGGGTGTGGGAGCCACCGGAGCCGGGGGGCGTGTACGTCATCGGCGGCGATCCGTCGGGGGGCGGCGGGGGGGACGCTAACGACCACTCGTTGCAAGTCTTGCGCTGCTACGCCGATCGCGTGGTGCAAGTCGCCGAGTTCCAATCGAACAAGCCGTACACCTATCAATTCGCGTGGGTGCTTTGCCACCTTGCCGGGGCGTACCGCGACCATCTGGCGAACATCGAAGTGAGCGGCGTCGGCGCGGCGGTCATGCCCGAAGTGCGCAACCTCCGCCAGCTCGCGCAGCGCGGCATCATCCAAGCCGAAGCCGGGTCCGACAACATCCTCAACATGATCGGGGCCGTGCGCTGGTTTCTCTACAAGCGGGCCGACACGCTGGGCGGCATGGGCAACGTCATCAACTGGAAAACCAATCAGGACAACAAGGCGGGGATTTATAGCGCGCTGCGCGACAGCCTCGACCTCAAGGAAATCGAAATCCGCTCGATCCGGCTGGTCAAGCAGTTGCAGGCGATCATCCTCGACGACGGCTGGCTGGGCGCGGGACCGGACACCGGGGAGAACGACGATCTTGTCAGCGCCGTCACGCTGGCGCATCACACGTGGATCGAGATGCGCCGGGACATGCTGGTTGCTAGAAAATTAACGTGGGAAAGCGTGAAAGGCGACCCGGCTCCAGCCAACGCGGGCACGGTGCTATCGTTCGCGTTCAGCGATTTCGTGCAAAAGATCAACCAGAAGGCGGGACGCCGGAAAGAGGTTTTCTGATGGACAAGGAACAGTCGTTTGGCGAGCGCGCTGTCGGCCTGAGTTTCAATCCGAGCGGTTCCGGCCTTGTCGATAGCTTGAAGCGGGCATCGGCGGAGTTCGTCGACGCTTGCAACAATGAGCGCCACTTAGCCACCGATCCCGAGGTCAAACGCATGTATTCGGTGGCGATCACCGAAGCGCAGACGGCGCAGATGTGGGCCGTGAAAGCGGCGACGTGGAGGAGCTGATGGCAACGCAACCGAAGCCGAAACCAAGACCCGAGCCGCCCAAGCCCGGCGATCCTGACGACGAGAACGCCGCGACGACCTCACCCGTAGTCGAGGAGCCGCCGCAAACCGCTACAAATGCGAGCGGCAACTCTCTGACCGATCGCGTTGACGCCTTGTTCACCAGCCAAGTCGCCCTGATCGAGCGCGTCGAGAAGCTTGAGGAGCGCGTCGCCGCGCCGCCGGTTGGAATAGGCCGCCGTCCGTGAGAAGCCCTCTCGGCATCGTCGTTCTCATCCTGCTTGTCATCATCCTGCTTGGCGGCGGGCTGGGGCCGAGGATCAATCCGAGCTGGCAATACGGCTACGGCTACGGCACGCCCGGCTTGGGGATCGTCGGCGTGATCCTCATTGTGTTCCTCCTGCTTTGGTTGCTGGGCTACGTCTGATGATGGCGCTCCGCCAGCTCGTCCAATGGTTCCAATGCCGCTTCCACTGGTGCGGCGGCCACGCCGTTTCCGGCACGCATGACGGCGTCGTGTGGATCGGTTGGCAATGCGACCGCTGCGGCGCGGTTCGCCACTACGAGCCGACGAGGTACTGATGCCGATCATGCGGACCTACATGTGCGGCGAATGCTCCCACCGGATGGAGGTTGTGCTTTCGGCCGAGCAATGGGACGCGCCGCCGCCGTCGTGCGAGAGCTGCGACGCCCGCATGGGGCAGGAGTTCAAGGCGCCCGCGATCGGCGGCTCAGTCAGCATGAGGGCGCACCGCCTCGCCGAGGACATCATCGCCAACGACTACCAAGTGGCGGACGTTAAGTTCGACAACCGGCAGGGCGGCACGCCCAAGGTCCGCTACAAGGATCAATCGGCGACCCAACTGCAATCGACGTGGGGCGGCCAAATCGCTAACGCCGTCGAAACCGCCGCCGCGATCGGCAAGCAGACCCGCCGCGAGAATGGCGGCTTTGACGGGCTCGACATGCTCAAGGCGAACCTTGCCAGCGGGGCGCAACCGGACCTAATTGAGGCGAGCAGGCGGCGAGCCCTCAAGGTCTGGTAGTCGATGGCCCTCAAAATCCCCTCCAAGCTGGGCGATCTACAGCTCTGGATTAGGGAGATGATAGATCAGTGCATGGCCAGCTCCGAAGAACGGGGCATGATCTATTCCAGAGCTGCACAGTATTATTATATGGGCTCTACGGATAACCGGGCGGCTTTGTATAACAAAACCAAGCCTTTCGTCGACAAGCTCGCCGGTTTTTTGATGCAGCCGACCGACGTGCGCTTCCAGCTCATCTACGACAGCGGCGAGGACGACAGCATCCTTGAGCGCTCGCAGCTCGTGGCCGAAAAGCTGTCGATGGATTTCAGACAGACCGACGCCGACATCACCTTCGCCGAGGCCGTCGTTTGGAGCCTCGTGAACGGCTGTCAAATCCTCAAAGTCCTGCCCGACGGCGACAGCGGAACCTTCAAGACCGCGCCCGTCCATCCGCAGAATTTCGGTGTGCTTTCCGAGACGACCCTCGCCCTCGACGAGCAAGAGGCGTTCTGCCACGTCTCCTATCCGACCAAATCCAAGCTGCGCACGATGCTCTTGGAACACCCGCGCTACGAAGAAATCATGGCCAAGCTTGAGCAAGCGCCGGGGCCGATGCGCGAGGAGGAGGAGCCGACCTATTTTCACCAAATGGTTGTGGGTGGACTGCAACCCTTGGGCGACGTTGGCGACGCCCCCAGTAGCGCTGCGGGTATCGTCAACGTCTTTCCCGTTCCCACACCGTGGCGACCGCAGCGCTCGTTCGCGCCGACCGTCAAGCACTGCGAAGTGTGGATCAAGGATCGCGAGCGCGACGAGGATTGGACGACAGTCCAAGTCATCTACGGGGCCGAGCCGATCATCATTGAAGGCCACGAGACGCACCGCAACCTGTCACGCGTCCCCGGCAAATCGAGCTTCGTCAAGGTCCAGCCGCAGCCGACGCCCGGCTATTTCTGGGGCCGCTCGATCATCGCCGACGTTCAGATGTTGCAGGACATGCTGAACAAGAGAATGCGCGACATCAAAGTGATGTGGGATAGGAACGTCAATGCTCCCCAAGTATTCTCAGGGTTTACCTCCGTCACCGAGGAACAATACTTTAAGATTGTCAACGAGGGAGGTTTCATTAACGATCCAAACCCTAACGCAAAAGCGTCGAAACTACTGGACCC